GGCATGAGATAGAATTGAAGAACGCAACTGAGCCGAGTCTAGATGTGCTTCAGACAAAGCTACATTCAAATAAAAACCATTTTTATATGTGTTGAAAGCCATCAATCGCATAAGAGTAGCGATATTTGGCCCATCATAATCATAGTCCTTAAACTGTGATTGTCCTCTCAAGAAATTTTTAAAACTCGTTAAGAGACTATGGTAATCTAGATCAACAACATCTAGGCTGTTAAGATTAACTTCGGTATTGGAACTCGCCATGTTTAGCGCACCCTATTTACAATTACGTCGAATTGGAATGTTTCATCTGGTATATTTAAAATAGAGTACACTATGGAAACTTGTACTCTATTTGGATCATCCATTCCATTAACTATGGTTCTATGTAGTTCAATTCTAGGTTCGTGATTTTGCACAGTTTCAACAATAGAACTTTCTATTTCATCATGCATTCTACTATCATTGAAATCAAATAGCGCACCAACTAACTTACATCCAAGATCTGGTTCAAAGGGCCAGTCGCCCTCATTAGTCAATATTAGATTTCGTAATGAAATTTCAATTGCTTGTTGATCTACGGCTTTGGCAAGATATCCAGTTACAGGATTCTTATCAAAGTTTGTGAGAAAGTCAGAGAAATGTTCTCTCTTGCCTCTTTCTATAGTAAATTTAGCGCCTCTTGTTGCCATTAGCAGTGTGTTCCGTTACTATCTACGTGAGTACCACTTTGGGTATTATCGCCCTTATGTTTAATATCAGCTTTGATATTATACTTGTTAGTATCTAATTTAGTGTCGCCACCAACATCGTGTTTTTGATCTCCGGAGACATCATTAGTCTGATCTTGGCCAACTGTTGATTTCATGCTTCCTTTAACATCCATAAGCATATCGCCTTCGACATTAAACTTAGCATTTCCCTTACATCCAAAATATAAATTATCTACATGAGCATTCATATTTCCCTTAGAAAATACGGTCGTGTCTCCGGCAACACCAATTGCGCCATCACCAGCAATCTCAACATATGATCCGCCACCCATGACCATCCGCGAGTGACCATGAACCTTGACATCATTGTTTTCATCAACCGTCATTGTCACGCCACCTTTACCATAGTTTTCTATATCACCAACAGAAACAGAAGATGTAGTTCCATCATGTTTGGTTAGCGTATATGATCCAGACTGGTGAGCATTAAAAATATAGGTTGCTCCCTTGGTATCACACCAAACTGCTATATGTCCAGACTCAGTTTTTCTAACTGAAATTTCTGGATTCTTACCATCTTTAAAGCATCCCTCTGTTTTGTCAGGTGGGCTACTTCTACCATCAGACTTGGCCATCATTTGCCTCTTGTTCTGCTAATAATAATTCATAAGCTCTTTCAAGCTGCTCTTGTTCACGTTTTTGTTTTTCTTCTTCTTCTTTATTGTCTTGTTTTTGTTGTTTAGAAGCCTTGGCTAGTGCCGGGAAGAAAGAAGTTAATTGTCCAACAAATTTGATATAGTTTTGTGGCCCCACTGCTTGAATAGCAGGAGGATTGTTCGTCCCATTAACTTTTTTTAAACTTTGTAACATAGGAAGGATTTCTTCTAATGCTGCGCCCTTGTTTTGAATCCTTTTTTCAATGAAATCCATAACCTGCTGAGAATCATCGAATTTTTGGCTGCGAGCAATGGAAAGAGCTTTTTGTGGATCTTTATAACGAAGCACTCTATTACCATATTCATTCTTAGTTTTCTCTCGCCCCTGTGTTGCTTTATCTTCTTCAGGTTGGAACTTCCATGCATACGATTGCCGTGTAGTGTGGGCTTGTGTTGGATTGTCGGGACCTCCGCGCCAACCACGCTGTGGATCTTCTTGCTCTGCCAGCCCATCTTTAGGGGAAGCATTTCCATCCAAGGTCCATTCATTGATATGAGATTTCTCGCCTTCTGGATTACCTTCTTCGCCCATTGCTCTGCATGAACCAAGAATAAAATTTTGGCCATTGATTTTAATGCAAACCAATTCTTCTCCATTTACATACCTTGGATTTGGCAATCCACTCATTCCTTGAAAGGTTGTATCTGGAGATAGGGGAGTAAAAAATTCTAATTTCTCATCAGCATGAGCTATTTCATCATTTTGGTGATCCATCCTACAACGGAATCGACCTTTTTGAGAATCATCCTTATTTGAAATACATCTGGCCCGAAAAATTAGGGGATCTTGTGGATTGGTATAACCAGATACATCGTCTTTATCTCTAAATGACATCGCTTACCTTTACTGCTCTCATTGTTGACGTTCCCATCATAGTTCTTTGATCGAAATAACAATCATGCATTATATCTGCTATTAGCATGTGCCCACCAACTTGTTTTTCCGCACCGCCACCAGATGGAGCTAATAACTTACATGTTACACCCTTACCAACTGTGCATTCTGAACCATGTTTAATTGGTACTTTTATTAAATATTTATCTGCGTTCTTAACCCGTGCTAGAAACTCTTCTGATGCAATTTTATTTATTGATGGGTCAGCAGACAATTCATTTTTCAACGAATTGAAATTGTGTATGTTTGGAATACCTCCAGACTTACCTATACCGCCACCCGCAAATTTATTTACCATTGGTTCATTGATGGCCTTATCAAAAATTCTAAGACCCTGATTTACCGCAGAAGCAATAGAGCCTATCTTATTTCTAGCTCCCTGAACATCATCTTCTTTGATAATTAAACCGGCACCAATGACCACATCGTGTCCGCGAGGTATATTTGAAGTTTTCTTATCTTTGAAAATATCATGAATCTCTTTACCCAATGTAGCACTCTCAATGAAAGTATATTGAGAACCTGCCGTAAGAAATAATTCCTGTAAAGGGGCCATTACAAACGTGGAGGCATCCCTATAATATACTGTAGGATTAGCTATTGCTCCACCGTAGGTAGCCCTTTTTAGAAGGTCTTCAATGGCTTTAAATGGATGAACATTATTCACAGGGTGATTACCAATACTATCTTTAGCAATCATTCCCACAGATGCAGCACCTAATTGCAGACCCGCCGGGTCAGATGGCAAATACTCATTGTGAACCTGTGCAGCAGCTAGAGTAGCAGGTATATTAACAAACTGTTTTTGCACGAGAGATGTACGGTCATCAAGATAAGAAACCCCAATTGTGCCTATATTATATACTTGTACTCTTTTGTTTTCTTCGGACGGTTGAGAATCAACAGTCAAAATGATTTGTTCGTTTCTTCTGTAAGTAGAAGAACCGCCATAAAAACTAAATGTTACCGGTGCTCCTGGCAAGTCGGTTGATTCTGCTATACTTACCATAACCCCCGCATTACCGTCAAAACCGTTATCAACAATCGTCATTTCACACTTGATATATGGAGTACACATGGATTCATACACCTTAATGTTTTGAACCCAAGAACGTACACTATATCCTGCAATTGTCGCCGAATTTAGATTGACTTTACCTGCAGCGTATTGATTTCCTGCCATTAAGTATTTTCTACTCTCTTAGCTTATTATAAACATCTTCAGTGATATTCAAAATCAAATCTGAATTAATTACTTCTACTGTTTTTCTGGATTCCCAAAGCTCCAATTCCACATCGTAAAAGGACACGTTTGACCAGAATCGTCCTTCTTCTTCTGTGAAGTTTTCGGAGAGTACTGTAAGAGCATTAGCTGTTGCATTTGCTCCGCTTGTTTCTCCAAGAATTGTTTTTGTTGCTGTAGTGTTTGCACTTGTATTTCCAGAAACATGATGAATAATAAGTGTGGTGCTGTTACTAACAATGCACGTGCCTCCTCCGACAAATTCTCCAGATACCTTGATATCTACTATTTCATTGTTGGAGAAAGTTATATTTGAATTTGCATAGGTTATGTTATACTGTAAAATTCTATTTGTATTTACCACCCAGTCTTCTTGTTTTCTACGATATGAATAGATTTTATTTGTAGGTGTAAACACTGGTTCATAGTACTTGCGCCAAGCCATGTCAATACTGGTATTGTATGCCTCTGGAGTAATTTGAGTTTCATCCTCGTACCAATTGTTTCTATAATAGATGATTCTCTCCTGAGAATTAGCCACAGAATCGTACTTAGTTAACAAGAAATCATTGAAATCAATATCAGATATGTACCACTCATAATAGGGGTCAACAATGCCATTCATGAGGTACATCATCCAATCAAGCTCTTCATCTTGATAGGCGGCCTCTGTTAACTGGTCTGGTCTAAATCCCGCTTGAATTTCAATAGGATAAAATAGATCAATGTTATCTTTAATATCAGCGTTAATGACCACACGCCTCGTAATGTCAATACAATTAGTATTGGCATAGACCATTTTCGGAAACTTTTTAAAAAATTGATCAGGCATATTTACGGAGCCCCAACTGGATCGTTTCTAAAATCTTCGTATTGCTTGTCAGTTACAATCAGATCAGCAGATTCGAATCCTTCAAGTACGTTTTTAGCAATAGCATTCTTAGCAATATCAATGTTTCTGTGGCGAGCATTGATATTTGTATCATTGGTAAAGTTAAACTGATTACGTAACCAGAATTCAACTTCTAGGAACCTTGCTCGTATTTCTACACACTCCGGCGGATTATCTCCAGTCCCTTTTGCAGTTAATTGATCTCCATAGAATGAGGGAATACCAGGAGGCATATAATTAGTTGAAAGAGATTCCAAAACACAAGGCTTAAACTTGTACAAGAATTTAGCATTGGGTCTAAACTGAGGATAAAACACGTAAGGAAAGTCAAAAATCAATTCTTTGGCACTTAATCCAGGAGCCATGGCATTATTAAACACATTCAAAATCTGACCTATTGTAACAGACTCTCTATAATTAGATGGATACAATTTCCATACCCACTCATGTCTTTTATATCTTGGTCCCTTTAGGAGAACTGTCAAAAATTTGTTTGGCGCTAGGCCAGTAATGGAAGAAATAACACCAAGGTTAGTACCAATAGAGGCAGCGAATTCTGCTATACCCTGTTGTCCTGAAGCGATGGCGGCATCGAGGCTTTTTTGAATCCCATTATGAACATCTTGTGCAATGTTTGTGCCAGCACCAGTAATGCCAAGTTCTGATTCCATGTAATCTATATCGTGGGTGTCAGTCATACCGGTCATAGGTAGAGGTAAATAGACGCTTCCTGTCCTTTGGAATCGAACTTTCCATGTAGCATCACCAGATCGCCTAGAATACTTAGAATAATCTATTTGGACATAATACTTGATTTTTTCTTGGGGAAAAAACAAGCTTCGAGTTTGTCCTATTTGCTTGGAATAGCTTCTTACTGTGTGTTGTAAGTCTGTTGCAGACTTAGCAAAAACTTGTACTGGTGTCGATCCAGAAGTGCCACCAGAAATGTTATTCTTTCCAGTAGACTGATCTACAAAGATTGGTTCTAATTGGGTGACGGGCATGAGTTCTCCATTGTTCGTTTGTAGGTATTTATAAATACTCTAAAGGGAGTTTTTGTATGGCAACAGGAAAATCTGGATATAAGAATTGTCATAAGGGTAAGTTTAAACCGAAAAACCCTAAAAAATACATGGGAGATCCCAAAGGAATAGTTTATAGGTCAGGATATGAATTTAAATTTTTTATGAAAATGGATCATGATCCTAATGTGATGCGATGGGCAAGTGAAGAATTTTGTATAAGATATTATTCTCCTGTAGATAAAAGAGAAAGAAGATATTTCCCAGATGTGTATTATGAAACTAGAAATGGAAAGAAATATTTGGTGGAAATTAAACCATACTCTCAATGTATTGCACCGAAAAAGACTAAAAATAAACACCTCAAATATTCTTTTTCTTTAAGAATATTTGA